GGTGATTGCTCCCTGAAGCTGTACATTCTCTGTCTCTAAAGCTGGAGCCTCAATCAAAGCCTGAACTGACTTTTGAGCTAGAGGAAGTGGAACATCAAAGTTACCAGCAGTATCTATAACAGGAGCCGGTTCATTAGCCTCTTTCCCCCACTGAACTGAAAGAGCTGATGGTGTAAGAGTTGGGACCGACGCGATCTTCTGCTTCGTAGCTGCCTGTAGAGCATTCGCAGCAGTGATAAGCGCAGCCGCAGTTTCCTTGTTCTGTTCTTCACTGGCAGCTAGTTGAGCTGCCAACTGTGCGTTCTGCTGCTGAAGTTGCAGGTTAGCCGCATCTTTTTCCTTAGAGATTTCAGCCGATGCAGCAGCTTCCGCCTGAGCCTTCTCTAGCCCTCTACCACTATATAGCCAGATACCAACGAACAAAGAGAGTACAAGGGCAATCGTTAAGATAGCATGGGCCTTACCAAAGGTGTAGACCTTCTTAACGTCTGCTTCAATCTTTTGGACTTCTGTAGGACTTGTCGCCATTTCTCATCCCCTCCTGAAACTTTGTTACGATTGGTTGGCCGGTGTTTCACTGATCTTAGTAGACTGAGTTGTTTGAGTAGACCCGCTCTCAGCTACAGTTGTGGTATTCTGAGAACGCCGATTAAAGTAATCTTCCTTGATCGAATGGGCAAAGACCATCCCTTGAATCGCGGTAACAAGCAGTGCATAGTCCGCAGTTAGTTTGCCACGAAAAGCTAGTATAAGCCCACAGATTGCAAAGACGATAGCAAATGTGGTTGCCCGTCCTTGAAAGAACTGAAAGAGGGATGCAACAAAACCAAACTCACTTTGAGCCACTTCAAGTCGAGCTACTTCCTTTTTGACGAAATTAAACATGAGCCACCACACTCAATCGTCTATCTATAGATGCACTTATTTCATTCCTAGCAGTACGTGGCATTATGATACAGCCTTTACTAGCACAGCCAGGATTTTCGAGAGAATCCCCATGAATCATAAAGTGTTCAAGGCCACCGCTAAAAGCATCGCGGCCTTTGAGATTAACATCAGGATCGGGGGTTAATCGCATGACCACAGCACAACCCATCTCCACGTTATAAAAAGAAGGGCCGATAGTCCACATGCCTTCAGGAAGCGGCCCCTCATCTGGAATGTTCTCAGCAGCCGGGTTATTCTTGTCGGCAGAGATTCCTCCCCACCCACCAGCATAACCCGTTGCTAAGAGTGAACCGTTAGGTCGGTACATCTTTCCTGTGATGATTTCAAAGGTCCACATTTATTCTTACCTGTGCAAGCCTTGATTCTCCATAATCTTCATAGCTTCCTTGTCGCCAGTGTTGTAGCCACCGATATAGACTCGCTGATCGGCGCGAAGTCTTTTCAACAGAAGGCTACGAACAGTGCCAGCAAGTAAGGGCTCTAGGAAGTGGCGTCCAGGACCGTAGTGCTCGAAGTTAACCGAAACACCCGAATGAGGCTTACCGAAAGTATCTTCCTCCGGGACTTCCACCCATTCATACTTTGACTTGTCATCAACTACCACTGCTTTGCTGATTGTGTCAGCCATTAGACTACCCCTTATCTTTGTGAGATTAGAAGGATGAGGGCGGGTTGTCCACCCTCATCCAGCTTTAATTCTTAGTTATTCTTGCTATTCTGACCAGCCGAAATCACTTCCCAGAGCCAGTTCTGGTTGGTTATGATCGCCTTGAAAGCAAACTTGTAACCAATCTTGCGGTTCTGTTGCAGTGTATCGGTCTGTCCACCAGGAGCAGCCGCATAGACTCGAAGGTTCTGCAAATCAGAAATCTGATAAGCGTTACGAGCGATTGCGAAGCTGACATACAACTTGTTAGCTGCACCGGAAGTGGATTGAGAAATATAAGCAAACCCAGGAGCGTTCGTCTTAACGATACGCCATCCAGAAAGTTCCTGGACTTCGCCGCGCCAAATTCGCTCGGGCTTACCGAACTGGTTTGAAGCCTTGAAGTCTGGGTCTTGCAGCATGGAAGCGTTGACCTGCGGAGCCAGCACAAACACATAGTCTCCGTCATCAAACGGCCTTCCGCCCTGATCCATCAGGTTTGCGTGCAATGCAACGAGGTCGGGGTATCCGACCTTATCGCTAGCTGTAACCGAAGCATTAGCTGTCTTCCCGTTGGGGAAGTAAACGTTAGAAGCTTGAGCAAGGACGTTAAAAATTAGGATGTCATACGTTTCAGCAGCGTGCAAGCCAAGAACGTAGAGAGCGCGACCAACCACGTCGTGCTTGGAAGTCAGTTCAGCAAGAACAGACAACCGCAGAATAATACCGTACTGTTCTGCAACGGCCTGATATTGTGACATCTGAAGGCCAATAGCGTCAGGAGCGACACCTTCAGTCAACTGCGTTGGAGAGGTGGATGTTGAAAGCTTCTCCAAGCGGTTGAACTGAATCGTCTTTGACGAATTGGAAGGAATTGGGTCCTTATCCGTAGGACCATTTTCTGTAATTACTTACAGGTTCGGACTATCACTTCGCTAGGGGTGTAGCGTCTCTTCGGTTAGTCTCTGCGGCTGTACGACGTAAATTGCGAAGTTCTTCGCGGCACTTATCTAATTCGAGACGGGTTTCAGTAGAAAATCCAGCATTGCGATTTTCAATCTTATTTTTAATAGATTGAAATTTTAATGCTAAATTCAACTGACCTGCCTTCTCGCCCACAAGATAAGGCTGAATCGCTGTTAGGAATTTCACAGCATGATTACCAGCAACACGCCAACGGAAGATGTTCTTTGCACCCTGATACTTTGGTTTTTCGATATACCATGTTCCGTCGAAATTTGAATGAAACAAATCAATCCAAATTCTTTCTGTGTTGCCGACTGCTGCATATAGCGTTGGCAATTTTCCACCAGAGATGGTCAAACTACCTTCTCCAGCAAAGAACCCCGCGAGGGTAGCCAATTCAATTTGATTCACGTCACTTGCCTCTGATTACCCTATTAACTTAGGGTTTCCAAGGTATTTAGAAGAGATTTAGGTTTGGCAATAAGAAATTTACCAAATTGATCGAGCACGGTCATCAGGACCGCAACTTCAAGCAACTTAGCGGAAAAATACACCTGTTGGTCACTCGCTAGTGAACCAGCAGGGCCGGGTGCTCCAGTGGACCCTGTAACGACTGTAACGACATCATCACCAAGACCAAGGAACATTCCGACGATAGAATACAACTTTGAGAACATTTTCTTTCCTTCGACCCAAAGGAAGTTAGAAGTTCAAACTAACTCCACGACTTTCTGCATCTGCAATTATTGACCGTAACCCCGCTGGCGTTCCGAAACTAGGCTGAGTGGTCTGTGTTGGCATAGCAACAGTTGTGGGCTGTTGAGTTGGTCTAACTTGCGGTTGAGTACTATTATTTGGATTTTGTTGCTGCGCGTTGGCGCGGAGTAGATCAGGCAGTTGCATACCTTTTCCCGTCCAATAGGCGGTTTGATACAGATCAGGTAGACGGTTGTGCCATCTAAAATCTGTCTCGGCAACAGACACAGCATCTCGAAGTTCTGGATTCGCTTCCAAAGCACCTTGCCAAGCCGGGGTTCGTGAGAACTCTCTAATATCCGGGAGTTTCTTGGCAACCTCTTCAAGTGCTTGCTCCTTAGCCATTCGCTGCATAAGGGGTGCTATTGGCTGAAGGGTGTCAAGCATGAACTTAGCTTGAACATCACGATAGGCTTGTGGCCCACCTTCTTTAGCCGCCTTGTAGAGATCATCCAAGTACCGATCTGGATTTGAGTAGTAGTTCTGATCCTGCGGAGCTACCGCAGTAGATTGAACTGGTTGGTTAGTGAGTGGATCAACTCCAGTAACGAGTGCATATCTCTGGCGCATCTGCTCGATACGGGCATCCTTTTCATCAATGCCCGCCACCGCAGCTTCAGGGGTCATATAGACACTACTTCTAGCCTTGATGAAAGGCTGAGAAGGAGTTGGCTGGACTGGTTGTACAGTCGTAGTCTGTTGGACTTGAGTCTGTGGTGCTGTTCCCTGTTGTGATACTGGTTGCTGAACTTGTGGTCTAGCAACTTGCGACACTCCATCCGAAGGGAAAAGTGAATCGAATGTCGCATCGTCTA